TCAGTTAATGCCCAAAGAATGTCCTGAGTAGCTTTACGATCTGAGTCAAGGGTCTGCTGATAAGCCAAAGGTGTTTTTTCAGCCCATCGGCTAATAGTTTGAAAATCGATTTCATCGCCAACGCAAAGAACACTATCAAACCGCTCCCTCTTTGCTAATTTAATTACATTCTTGACTGCTACTTCATGGTGGTATGGGATTTGTAAATCCGAAATAACCAAGTATCGCTTAATCGTCATCCTCATCTGGAGTTGGAATAGTTGGGATAATGCCTTGATCGCCTACGATCCAGTCAGGCATTGATTCAGGATTATCCATTAGATAGAGCGCAACAGACTCAGAAAAACCAGCCTTGCGTGCAGCTCTAAACATTTCATGTTTGCAAATGTACCATTGATCTAACTTGGTTAATGGTTCAGGAGTGTGGCGAACTCGACGACGATTGACTTTTTTTCGTGTGGTTCGCTTTCGTGTGTTCGCCATAAAATAAATTATCGCTTACTGATTAAGACAAACAAATCATCAACACGCTGTTCAAGTCGATTTAATTGATCTTTCATAGATGAGCCGGAATTTGGTTTTAGCTCTGAAAGGTAAGATTTAATAACCCAGCGTAGAGCCAGTAATAAAGCGGTCGCGATACTGCAAACGCCAACGCCAAATGCGACCCATTCGTTTGGACTCATGACTCATTCGATCCTCTGCCATAGGCTGCATCTGACTTATCTAAAGCTCTGATTGCCGGAGCTGCGAGCGCAGCAATAACTACTGATAATGCTGGATCTAATCCCAATTCGTTTGTTGTTAAAAATGTCAAAAATGACACTAACACACCGCGAAGGTAAGACTTAAGCACAGCTTGTTGTTTCTTAGATAGTTTCATTAATTGCCTTTCAGTAGTGGGATGTCGAACTTTTTGCCATCTTGATTTGGCTTAAAACTTATGTGGATGTGTTTTTGATGTGGGTTGATGCCACGATACTTGACCCAACGCCAAAGCGACTTTGCTGAACATATTTTACCAGCGTGGATTATGTAAGATATACGCTTATCTTTTTTTGCTGTGAGTCGAAGCTGATCTGCCAAATCATAACTAACCCCTTGTTCGTCAGATAAGCCAGCGTCAATGTCGATCGCGCATACTTCTCCGTCAGGTCGTGGGTTATGATCGGATTTTCTAGCTGCATGCTTATTATCGCCGATCCACCCATCAAGTTTCCTGCTCCTACCCACGAAAGCAAGATTGATCTGATCTCTTAAAGTGTCAGCAGCTTTAGATAACCAAGGCTTCATTAGCCAAGTAAAAGTTTTGCTTCGTCAGCAGTTAAACCAATGCGATCAAGAATTGCTTGGCGTTGCGCTGTTTTTGCTGCATCTTGTTCAGCGATCCAAGCATCACAAATTGCAAAACCATCTGTCCATTCTTTTTTTGTAAATGGCTCACACTCAATAAATTGAATTCCTTCGTAATCATTTCCTCTTACGATCCAACCGCCCTCAGGTCGTAACATTCTTACAACATCAACACTCTCAGCCATTTTATGCTCCTATTTCTGCTGCAATTAAAACTGCTGTTTGGTCATCTTTACAAATAATTACATCGGCAGCAGCGACGCGGTTTCTAAATTGAACTTTGTAGGTTGTTGAACTGGTTGTTGCTGGACTATCTAAATACGTTAAAGTTGTTGAACCATAATAGTTTTGATCAACAAAATTTTTGTGCATTTCGTATGCTTGCAAAACATTTGTTCCATTTCTTTGTAATTGTAAAATTACAGAATTATTTGAGTTTCCAGTAGTTTTTGCAGTAGGCATAAACATCCATAACAAAACATTGCTTGATGCTGAACTTGGAGTTATATTTAAAGTTAAACCAGTATCGGCTAAAGTTGTTGATGAACTTGAAGTTGCAGTTGAATAAGTCGCTTGAACAACTTGTAAAACTTTACCACCACCAGCTGGACTAGCCCATGCTGGAACTCCACCGCTCACAGTTAAAACTTGACCAGATGTACCAATTGCTAATCTTGTATTTGTGTTTGCAGTTGATGAACGATATTCAATATCACCAAGAGTTGTTGATGGGTTTAAATTCTTGGTTGTTGTGTCAATAGATGAACCAAGTGTGCGGATTGCACTAGCACCATCTTTAACTAGATCGGTGTCGGCTGGTGTTGTCCAGCCATAATTGGTGGTAGTTGGCATTTTTCTCCTATTATCAGGCTACTATTGTAGCGTATTCCCATGTTAATGTTGTGGATAAAGTGTTCCATGCTTCGGTTGCTGGTGTGGTATTCCAACGCATCGCCACTTGGCTAAATGCGACTGGGGATAAGTTAATTGTTAAAAATAGTTCATTAAAGCGAGTGCTCCAAGACCATCCCTCTACATAACCCTCAAATTCACCACCTGAGATTTGTGTTGGAAGATTTTGTAAATTGACCGGCATGCCCATAAATACGCTTAACAAAGAATCCCGATCTGCATTATCAATTTCTGGGTTTGTTATCGGGAAGGTTATAGCTTGAAATGCTGGTTGTGGGAACGCTCTTTGGGCAATATATCGATCAGCCACAGCTTGAGCATCGGTGGCATCGTGTAATACTGAATTGATGGTTTCGGCTTTATATCCATAAGTTGCAATTGATGATGCGCTACTAGCAGTTTCTTGAGATCCAAAGTTATTGCCATAGTTTATATAAATATCATTACGAATATCACCTGAGCGCATGATTGTCGATAATCCTGAACCTAAAGCGTGATTAGCGCTTAACTCAACATAACCATTTACTAGCAAATAATTTTGTCTATGGTCGGCATCTGCATATCCGATATTGCCTTCATTATCCTCATATAAATATCCAAATGCTGAGTTAGCAATAAGGCTTGCTATGTTGTAAATAGTGTCTGGGCTTGCAGCTCTATTTTCCATTTCATAAAGTCCGGGTTGATCTATTTCGCCGAGTCCTAGATTTAATGCATCTGCCCATGTTTCAGTTGCACTATAAGTTGCCCATGTTGAAGCTGCTGGCACATCATTCCAAGTTCCAAGCAATACGCTAGAAAGTAAAGCATAAATCTGATCACCATCATCATCTTGAGCGATTGTGCCATTGTAGATTTCTTTGGCTAATTTGACTAAAGATCCCATAGCCAAAACTGTGTATTGCACGACTGTGGCTAGAGATCCAGTAGCACCGACCTCAACAGTAACATCCGTAATATCTCCGCCAAATATACTTACATAAGTTCCGCTTGTATCTTTAAGCTGTAATGAAAAACTATCATTAATTGCAAAAGGTAATGTTTGACCTGATAAAGCAACAAAAGTAACTTGGCAATAAGATGGGAGTGGTTGCTGATAAATATCTGTGCGACCTGCTTGATGCTGAATATCAGATATTGCTATGTCAGTATAATCAACACCACCGACAGTTAGTTTCCAATCAGGCGTGAATACTGTCATTGAAGTCTAATTCCGTTGCCAGTAAATAATGGCACGCTTCGAGCAGCTGACTCATTAACTACTTTTGCAACGGCTCTTGCAGCACCTTCTCCATCGATTGCATTTACTGTGATGTTATATTGTGGATTGCCTGCACCATAAGTAAAACTTGATCCACTTGGTGTTGGCACGCTTGGAATTGATGATCTACCTGCTGATGGTGCTGGATTAGGTAATGAACCTATATTGACACCGGGAATGATATTTACTGCTCTAATTAATTCATTTGCTAAAGATACGACCAAGCCAATTGCTTCACGCAAGAATGTTATAAATCCTGAAATGATGCCAGACACAACACCAATTGCTTTACCAAATGATTGTGCGCTTCTTTGAGTTTCGTTTAATGAATTATTAAGTCCTTGATCGCCAGTCAAGCCAGCAATAAACGCATTAAGTGTTGGAATGCCTGTGTCATTTAAGAATGAAATAAATCGCTCAACTGCTGGCAATAAGGCTGTGCCAAGTGATTCTTTGGCTTCGTCAAATCCTACTTTTAAGCGATCAATCTTGCCTTGAAATGTGTCAGCATTTTCGGCTGCTGCGCCACCATAAAGATCAGCAAGTTTTTGTTGAACCTCTGTGAATGTAAGGGTTGATAATTCAGCCTTTGATAAGCCAAGACCTAATCGACCAAGTGAAGTAACATTTCCGTCTTGCGCTCTACCTAAAGCATTTGTAACAGTTTCTAAATCTTTACCTGATGCCTTGCTAATATCTAAAGCAAGTGTTAATAATTTTTGGGCTTGCTCTGTGTCTTTGGTTGATACTGCAAGTCTTTGTAATGCTGGTCTTAATTGATCATCAGCAACGCCAGTTGCAAGGCTAGTTTGTAGGATCATGTCCTCAGTTGCCTTTATTTGGGCATCAGTAGCCCCTGTGGCAGCCTTTAGGGCATTGGCTAACCTAAGTTGTGCCTGTTCATCCTCTATTGCAGCCTTGACTCCATCAACGGCTAATTTGCCAGCATAGGCAACGGCAGCAGCTCCGGCAACAGCAAATGCAGCAGCAGCCTTCTTTCCAAATGCCGCAATTTTTTCACTATTGGTTTGA